AGAGCTACACTTAGCTCCCAGGTCGGCGCTTGCGCGGCCCGACATCCACGTTTCACAACGTGGATCCTATGGAGTACCCCTTACCAGGGAGTACCCCAGCGCAGTCTGATGCTGACCCTGCGCGGTCGTCCAGCTCGGTGTAGATGGTTGACATCGACAGTAGGCGATCTGCCGTGAAGCATGTCAAGTATCACCGTATCCAATGGTGACACTGCTTGGTCTGTCGACCAAGACCTGTTTAGGAACGAGGCTCGTGATTGATCTGAGTGTAGCTCTTGGGGAATCGGGGATCCCTTACGAGCGTCACACTCGGACTGGTCACAAAGTCTCTGTTCTTCAACAGCGACAGGTGTGCCTTGGTCAGGCTCTTGCCCTTCTTGAAGTTCTTGGCGAAAATTCTCGTCTCGAGCTCCAACGTGGACAGAACAGTGTGGCCATCCAAGTAAAGGATGTCCGACATCTCTCTGTTCCACGAGATCAACTCTTCCGAGTTGACCACGGGGTAGCCTGACTCTTGCCACGATCCCTCCTGAGGAGGTCTCATGTTCAACCTCCTTAGGTGGGAAATGCTTCGAAGTCAGCACCTTCAGCAGAGCAGCACCTCCATTCAGCTCAGAAATGGGCTTGGAGGTCTTCACTACAACGCCCCTGACAAGGGGGCTTTGAGTGTCGATGCTCGTTCTTCCGGCCGTTTCATAGCCAAGGAACGAGTGTCTGCCCTGAATCGGAGAGGTGGGTAGAACTACGGGCATTGGTATTTTAAGCCCGTGCAGTAGTTCATCCACCCAGCTGGCAGCCTTCCAGAGTCCAGCGAAGTAGAGCTGGTTACGGAGGGATATCCAACTGAGGATCTCCTCACCATGCTGGCGGTCGTGAGGAATAGCGCGGCGGACACGGACAATTGAAACATCCGTGCCGTCGTAGTACTCCTTACCACATGACTCTCTGAACTTCCCAGTCCAGAAAGACTTGTGGGAATTGACCTTGAGCCCATGGGCTTCAAGGGATTCCACAACCGCTGACACGTACTCTACGGGGACAATAATGTCATCTCCGTAGATTCGCACTCGACCAACGAGCCGCTTTATGCGGTTCGCGGTCAGCTGGGCCTTGGACGCGTTCTCGATCCCTTGCAGTACCACGGTCAAAAAGACCATGGACTCTAGGGGGAAAGTTAGCGCCGAACCCATAGACGCGAACTTGGATAGGGAGATTATCCCTGTCCCAAGTACTTCGGCCTTCGTCGAGCGGCAGGCGGACACACCGGATAATAGACCCGGATGTCTGTCCATTAGCTTGATTACATGCCGAAACGAGACACGATCGGACGCCTCACTCAAATCGAGAGTGGCGAGGGACCCATCACTGGATCCCTTCAAAGCTAAGAGATTATTCATCTCCGAGCTTTCCCATCCGATGAGCTGCCGGGCGATGTCATCTGCCTGAACAGCGTCCACGAACGCACCTAGCAAACCTTGCTGCATATACTGCATGCAGGTAGGCTCGATCGCGATTATTCGTGGTGTCTTGTACGTTTTAGGGACACAAACAACCTTGACAGGTCGTTCGTCCCCGGGTTCGAGGAATGTCACGTCGGCGAGTTCCGGTAAGGAACTCCAGCTTGAAGCCAGATGTTCATAAGCTGAGAACACTGACTCAAGCCGTTCGGGCCACTCTAACTGCCGCCACTTTGCGTTTCCACGCAACTTGTCGGCTGTGGCACCTGGACCGTGCTTTGGGATGATCTCACTGGGGATTGCGAATATTCTTCGCTCCACCTCGGTAAAGATCCTTGCCCAAAGCAGAGAACCAATACGAGCGAACTGCCCACCATCAATTGCGTGGGAGTCACCTCTGTCGGTCTCTCGTACATCCTGCTCACACTCCAGGTACAACGCCATTGCAGCGCGATCCTTCTCCCGGTCGGGAGGAGGAACAATCTTGGCGAACATCAGTGTGAACTGACGAATCGCCCAGATTGCGACAATGGACGGATCCTGAAGCAAGGCTCCAGTCTCACGATCGAACACTTGGTCCACAAAACCCTGGAGAAATCTAGGGAGATGTCCTGAGTAGTGAAACGTTTTACTCAGGCTGGGACCGAACTGAGCATCGGATAAGGCAAGTTCAAACGCCTTACCATACTCAGGCAGGGTAAGAGTCAAAAACTCGACCCCTTCGTGTTCGTACCGTTCCGCGACGGTTTGTTGATCGCGGATGGTGCTTGTGTCACACCAGGTCCCCAAATCATTGAGGACCTCCTGCGCGAACCACATCAGCCTTTTCACTTGCGGCTCCTTAATACGGAGTCTGCCAAGATGCCTAGCCTGATGTTACCGACTGAGGGATGGGGCTTAGTCTGCCCCACCCCCGCCTCACAAAGATGAGACGGTCAGCTCTGGCCACCAAAGAATGCGGTGGTCAGAAGTCCCGACGTGGCAGCGAGCTGGACAAGAAGTCCATCCCAAGCTGCCTTCTGCTCTGCTACCGTGAAACCGACCAGAGGCCCATCCCGATGAACTTTAAGGCTCATCGAGTACGGCGTGTTCTGGGCTGGAAACAGCGGGTCAGCAGCATACTTCGAGACTACGAGTCCGAAAATGGAGCGGTTCCGCTTGCCAATGGCATGCGAGACGTACTCCTGGATAGATCCATCCGCGTTTGAATAGCGGGTGGAACTTCCACTCGATGACACCCTTGGAAGGGACGTCGTCGTTCCGGAGATCGTGATTGACTGTGGATCGGCAAACATTGGCATGGTCCTTGCAGTTTGGAGGACGTAATCAGCTGATTTGCTGATCACGCTCGTGCGCCTAACTCCGTCTAATCGTTCAGACGGAGTGCCTTGTCTCCCTTAGTCATACCAAGGGAAGCAAGGATGGCCCATTGCCTACCGGTAAAGCCAGCAGGATTAGAGCCGAACCCGAAAGGTGATGCCCGATACCGCTCCTTCGTCTCAGTGACGAATTGAATGGTGTACGGGACTCGCTGAGTCGCGTTTGAATTTAGACGCGGCCCAACGAGTGTATAGGTATGTCTAACGGTGGTTTTCACCATCAGGTACCCATACCTTATGACGAGCC